TAACATCAACCGTGTTTGGTGAAGCGGATGTTTTATCGAACGATAAGGTTCCTCCTCCACTCACTGGATCTGATGGGCCATAATTTGTACCATTCCAAGAAAAAATAATATCTACGCTGCCCTCTGAAACATTATAATCGAAATCAATTTCACCAACTGATGATCCTAAATCTACAGTATACGAAAGTGCTCCAGCTGCATCTGACTGCTCTACCTCAGTGCCACATCCAATTATGTTATCCTCTGACGGTATTTCTCTATTGTTTGTTGACAAAACAAACTCATCCATATAAGGATCATATCCGCCTAATTTCTGAGTGTTAGACTGTTCGATAAATTGGTCTCTAAACCAAGACCTCATTCCCATGTCTGATATTACCGTTAGCTGATCACTGTTGGCACTTGCTCCTTGAAGCATTAGAACAGCGCTTCTTTTTACATCAGTAAAGAACATCTTACTTCCCCAAGACACAAAACTCTCAGGATTAAAACTTATTCCGTACTCTTCTATTCTCGCTACCTGAGTTCCAAGAACTTCTGGAACAGAAGCAATAGCACCACCACCCGTAGAATCTGTTATAACATTCTTTTTGGACAGAACATATGATATTCTATCTTCCTGTAAAACAAGTATATCTGTTTCACGAGAGTGAAGCTTCATTACTGGTCCGAAGGAAGATTCTAAATCTTTATAGTTAACTAACCCTAAATTGAACTCATTTAGATTGTTTACATTCGAGCTTGGCTGTATCACTCCGCTGTATGTAAGAGAGTTGAATCTGTCAGCCTGAGCAAAATCTTGATTAGAAACAGCTAAAACTCTTTCTCCTAATTGAAAAGGCATAGCCACCCATCTGTCTTGTATCTTATAGCTTTCTACTCCGTTTCCAAAACTATAGCAATCTGCATTACTAAGCAATGCTTTAAATGGAACATCAGCCGAAAGGTCTTGGTCTTGATCTCCATCTCTAACCCCTGACATATGGTTTCCATTAACAATATCATATGTCTCTGATGCGTCATAAAATAAATTAGGATCTGCTTCAGCAGGCTCTGTTTCAAAAATAAGTAACCCTCCTGTTCTTTGAACCTCTATTAACAACTCAGTGTTCCCTGGTCTCTTGTCAGTTCCATTCCAGTTAGCGCATTTAGGGATACACCCTCTATTGTAAAAGTATTGTAACCCAGACCCGTTCTGATATATAAAAAGTTTAGTATGAAAACAAGAACAAGGATTAGATGCGTTTGAAGAATAAGGACCTACTCCTCCATTATCAAACCATGTAGCTGAGGTTTCGTTGGTATACCCAGTAGACGGGTCTATACCATCCCCTATCATCCATTCATAAAAGTTTGGATAATCTTGAGTAACCGTAAATGTTTCGTCAAATTTATACTGCTTCGCATCACAAACATCGTTTTTATGACCCCTCCAATTATTAATATAAATCCTTACTTTAGATCCTGCTGGCAAATCTACATTAACATCATCAACTCCATTATTATAAAAAAGAGGGACATTTACAGTTTTATTTGTAGAGCAGCTTGTTGAATATGATTTTATTTTTTCAATTCCAAAATTCAAATTAGCAAATGGTATCTCTGAAGTAGCAAATCCACCTGGCTTGGCTATCATATAAAGACCTGGTAAACTATCTGTGTTTCCTGGAACCTCTCCGCCTGCAAAGGCTTTAACCTCCAACACCACAACCTCTGTGACGCTATTGACAACACCTTCAGTGTCGCTTTTTACATATAAAACATCACCAGCTTTTACAAATGAGGTTGAATCTCCCTCAAGTTTAAAATAAACTATTTGCGGAGCGTTATCATCTTTATAAAAAGTAGTTACATATAAAGTATTGTACTCACCTTTACTTGGCTTTACAACAAACTTAAATTTTTTAGCCCAGTATGGAGGAGGACTACTTACTGTTGCTCTTATTTTATTCTGTAATATACTTGTTTCAGGACCAAAGTTTACCGTGTTGTCCTTAGAAACCAAAACTGTAGATGCTCTTCCGTAGTCATCCATGTAAACTATTCCTGTTTCGTAATTTCTATTACTATGTAAGCTTAGTGTATTTTCGGTTTTTGTATATCCTGCTGAAGAACCAAAAGCATTGAACTCAAAATACTCCCATTGATTACTAACATCCCCACTAACAGGGTCTTCGTAATAGTACTGTACAGCTGGAACCTGTAAGTTAAATGAAGTTCCACCTCCACTGGTTCCAAAAAGAAATCCTTGCTGAACACAGTTTCCAACAACGGTTGGATCTCCGCAGTTTCCTGTTATAGAAGAATTTATTAATTCTAAATCTGTACCAGGGATTGGTGACTGAATAGCTTGATTAAACCTATCTGTTAAAGTGACACCTTCATTTAAGGTTGCTATTGGCTGATAGTTTCCGATTGACTCCGCACCTATAGCCTCTTTAAATTCCAAGCTATTTATCATAGCTGAAACGGAATTGTATACTTGAGTAGCTGTAAAACTAAAAGATATATCAAAAGGTATACCTCCATTTTGCTGAAAGGATAAGTCTATATCTGGACCATTACCTTGAGGTGTAAAGTTTGGGGAAGATACCAGCTCAAGATTAAATCCAAATGTAGTTCCAGCAGCTATAGGTGTTTCAACAGCTGATAAGTCGAATGATATTTTTGCGTCAGGAACATTAGGATTTGAGGATGGGTTTATAGTGTATGTAATACCATTAAAAGTAAACGGCTCATCTAAATCAACTCCGCTTACAGATTCACTGACTGGAGAAGTAGAGTAAGATATTTTTATATCTGTACCTGGAGAACTCTGTATATCAAACTGATCTACATAATTTCCATATATCAATCTATTTCCTTGTATTGTTTGTGCTTGAGCCTTTTGAGGAACATTATCATAAAGTCTAAGAAGTTCGTCAGAACCCAATACTGTGTATATCTTAGAGTTGTCAAAAGTAATTGTCTGAGTAGTATTGTCAGACCATCCATTATCTTGCTTATTAAATCTTTCAATAACATATATGGTATTAGTGTTCGCTGGCTTATACAAAAGATCTACCTGCTTAACTCTTTTTGACCCAGTAGAAAAACTAACAAACGCTGCGTTATATGCATTAACCATTCCAGCGTTGTAGAAGTTTAATGAATCAAAACGAAAAAGTCCAGGCTGAAAAGCTGGCTGTGTAAATAAAGATGTTGCTGAGTATTCTCCATCTTCATATCTATATCTATAAGCAAAAGATATAAATTTGTTTACAATATAATTTTCATCTCCTGGTAAAATAGTAAGCTCTACATCTGGAGCTGTTAAAGGCTTGTATCCTCCAACTGACTTTTCGTATCCTGGCGGTTTTTTTATTACAGACACATCTTCTTCTTCTATCCCATCTACACCAGCTGAAGGATCGTCATAATTTCTTTTTACATTTACACACCTGGGAGGATTTAGATTATCAGTAAAAAACAAAAGATCGTCTATCTTATTCACTCCTGTTATTAAGTGCTTAGGACTGAAGTTTAAAACAGAAATAGATGTTACATGATATGTAATGACATTGTTATTTGTATTGTAAGAAACTATCATATCTACCTTTCCAGTAGGAGAACTGGTATTTGCAGGGTCGTGAACAAACCAATACATAGTTTCTGATATACCTTCTTGAAAAGCTCCTATGCAAACAGCTGATCCGCTTAAGGTTGATCCTGCATAAGAAAGTGTAGTAAGACGAGTATTGCCTTTAGAGTTTTCTACAGCCCCAATCTCTGTGGTTTCTGTAGAACCCAATCTAACATTACGAGCATCCACATACTCTCCTTTAGGGACTAAGCGTTCATCAACGCTTTTATTCATCCTCCCTAATATAAAATTACTTGAGATGTTTTTACTCATATTACTTCATCCATTTATCCTGACCTCTCATGTTCATTAAGAGTCTGCCTGGGTGTATATTACTTAATCTTAATTTAGCATTTCTAAGGAGAGACGATTTGTCTTTTCTCGCTCTGTTAACTATATATTCCTGAACTCCAAATTTGGAATTTAATATAGAGTATTTTATATAAGCGTATATAAACTCTTCAAACATTTTATTAACACTGACCGAAGAGTCATCTCCTGTTTCCATGCCGTCCGAAACATACTCTAATACAATAAACCTGCTTTCGAGTCCTGAGCTAAAGTTAATAACACCACCTCTTTTATCTATACTAAAGGTTGGGTTTGAGTTTGCTGTCTCTGTGTTCAATCCGAATCTTGTCCCTATACCATAATCAAAATACCAACACCCGTCTATACAATATCCAAGCTCACCGCTATAAGCACCTCCGCCTGGATAGATACTTGGAGCTGTACCAGCTATTCTATCTATTGTTAATTTTGAATCCTTTGGCTTCAATACATTACCATCTATATCAAAAAGTATTTTGTACTCATTATCTTGAAGGTAAGCTCCACTCCAGTTAGTTTGAATATTTTCCGTTAATGGTCTTAATACTTGACCATCTGTATACTCAGATATTCTCACCCAATTGACATAATCTTGCGGCAATATAAATCTTAACTGACTATCCACCTGAAGCTGAAGGATTTTAATTTCCTTCATAGCGTCATAGTTCAATTCTTGTATACCACGCTTAGCATGAAAAAGAACTTGATACCTTTCTACATTGTTAATCAACTCGTTGTTACCTTGATACATCAACATAAAATTGTTAACAATATCATCAAGACCAACATACTGGTACGACCCCCAGTTAGCATCTTCAGGAACAAGTCCTCCATTTTCGTAATATTGATAATCTGTTATATATGACATATTAGCTTGTTTCTTGTGTATCTAATCCTTCTTCTTTTGCTCCGAAATTGTAAACATCTGATTCTCTAATCTCTATACCAACGTATTGACATATCTTGGCAATCAATGTAGGCTCGTCTGATAATGGCAACTCAAAGTCTTGATAATCTGGTTGAGAGCTATCAAAAACAGGAGCGCCCATAGAGCCTATAGACATATAAGTCCACTTTGGATCTTTAGGATACCTAATGTATTGACAGTGAATATCTCCTTGTCTCTGTATGCTACCTGGATAAACAGTGATAAACTCTTGGGAGTTAGTTGTACCATCCAAGGTGTACGCTGGGAATTGTTTGGTTGGAGCGGTAAGATTAGAGCTTGTTAAATTAAATATTTTGTTTTGACTAACTCTTTCTACCTGAACTATATTTGTGTTTGCGTATATGTAATATGTATCACCAGCAGCAAAGGCTAAGTTTTGGTCGGTATTTAAACTTGTGTTGCTTAAAACTTCAACCACCCTTGCTTGTCTTAAGTTGTTATTATTTACTACTATACTATTTAAAGACGGAGTAGGTGATGAAATTGGTATAGTAGAAAATGGCGCTGTAGCATCATTAACATCTCCAACAGCAGGACCACTTATTGACCCAGAAAAAAGTAAGCTTGGGTAGTAGAATATTTTATTTATTAAATAATAATCATTAGGAAGATAAAACCTGTTGCTTATAATATCTAAACCAAAGGAGCCTCCTGGAGAGTAAGTTCCCTCTTGCATTAAAAACTTACTTTCTGAAAAAGAATCTATAACCTCTTCAAGTCCTTTAACAATATTAGCGTATCCTATCCCTGATGTTCTTTGATTTTCCCTAACTATCCAGTTGTTATACTGATAGAAATAATCTTCAAACATATCCATCTGAGCTTGCTTAGCATATAGATTAAAATCCTGTGGGGATATATATCCATAGTTCTCTTTATTAGCTATTGCTAAGACTGTATTTCTAACTGAGTTAATCATACTACAAAGATAATCAAAAAAAAAGAGGTCTATATTTTTTAGACCTCCTCTTTAATACATAAAACAATTGTTAGCTATAAACGACTGATGCCGTCCACTGTAAAGCAAAGTTGCCTCCGCCAGTTTGTGTCATAGGCATTTCAACTCCAACGTTTCTCCACTTGGAACTCCAAGCTTCTTCGATAGCTACATAGAATGCGTCACCGAATACAGTCTCGTTAGAAGCTACTACAGTTTGACCAAGAGCAATTACACATTTGTCAATACCTGTTGCTGAGGTTTTGTAGTGTAAGGTAACTTGACCATTGGTATCATTAATGTTTACATTAGATACTCCATCTAAAGATACTGCAGCGCAGCCTTTTCCATTTTGTGAAATCACAAAGAAACTATCACCTACTAATACAGCTACAGGATTCTCTAATAATAATTCAGTAGCAGACAAAACCTCATCTACTTTTGTTATTACATTAGATGTAGAATTAAATAGCAAGTCACCTGGTCTAATGTCAATTCTAAAATCAACACCAGCAAGAACGGCCTTATATGCATCTGCAGCAGCAACAACAGAATAAGCTGTTCCACTTGCTGATAAGCCACCAGTTCCAGAAGCAGCAGAGCCTGATCCAGAGCCAATACTTAGAACAGTTTCTGAATCCACTCCAGTAACAATTGCATAGCTTCTATTTGGGTATCCTGAAATACCAGTTGTAACTACAACAAAATCTCCGACCTCAACATTGTTCGCAATAAAAGTTGCGGAAGAGTCGGTTACTTTTAGTTCAGCCGCTGCAGTAGTAGTGCCAGATTCTAATACAGCTGGATTGGTAGCTGTAGAACTTGCATACATCTTCATAGGCATTTTTATATACTTCTTCATATCCTTATGCTATTACGATTCCTGAAACATCTTTTGCAAAAGCGTATGGGAAAACCACATCAGTCCAAGATGTAGCTAAAGCCTCAATCATTGCTTCTTGAAGAGAATCTCTAAATTGGTTTGTCGCAGCTTCAGCAGATCCTAAAGTAATTGTAGCAG